TGCAGCTTCAAAAGGATTTGCAACTGCTATGGCAATAGCTTTATAAGGAGGAAAAATGGCACAAGACTTTGAATCAGAGGGCGGTCAAATAACTAACTCAGCAACTACACTATTAACAGCTAATAGTGATGATGCTATTGTTGGATTAAGATTAGCTAACATCACAGCAAATGCTGTAACTGTTAGTGTCTTTATTTTAGAAGGCGGTTCTACAACAAGATACCTTGTTAAAGATTTAAGTTTACCTGCGGCAAGTTCAGTTGAACTTATACAATCAGGATCGAAAGTTGTTTTGCAGAACACAGATGTTTTAAAAGGTCAAGCATCTGCTGCATCAAGTGTAGATGTTTGGATTAGCAGAGTTGACTCAATTAGTACATAAGGAGAATAGATGAATATTTTTGGTCAAGAATATATTGGAGATAAACCAGCAACAGAAACTGTTTATCATCATGCTGGAACATTAGATAAAAATATGGTTATTGAAAATGCTGTATTAGCAGGACCAGTAACTTTTACTAACACAGTAACAGTAACAGGAACATTAGTTATCGTATGAGTAAGATAGAAGTAAATACAGTTGATGTACAATGTGGTTCAACATTAACTTTAGGTTCATCAGGTAAAACTGTAACACTTGCAAGTGGTGCATCTCAATCAGGTTTTGGTCGTACTGGAACTGTAGATTGGTGTACAACAGCTAAAACATCTCCGTTTACATCTGTTTCAGGAAAAGGTTATTTTATCAATACCACAAGTGGAGCAGTAACTGTTACTTTACCAGCATCACCAAGTGGTGGAGATATAGTTTCTATAGCTGATTACACAAACACTTTTCAAACTAATAAAGTTACTTTAGCAAGAAACGGATCAAAAATTGGTGGAGTTTGTGCTAATGCTAGTTTATCAACTGAAGGTCAGTCAGCTACTTTTGTTTATGTAGATGGCACAGAAGGTTGGAAAAACGTACAAGATTCAACATCAAATGTAGTGGGTGAAAGTTTTATTTCTGCAAGTGGAGGAACTGAAACAACTTGTGGTAACTTTAAAATACATACTTTTAATGCTGACGGATGTTTTGCTGTTAGTTCACTTTCATCCATACCAGCAAATAATGAAGTATCTTATATAGTTGTAGGTGGAGGTGGAGGCTCAGGTTCTTCAGGTGGAAACTCTGCTGGTGGCGGTGGAGCTGGTGGATTTAGAGAATCAAAATCAGGTGTTGATAGTTATACAGCTTCCCCTTTAGAAGGATCTACAAATATTACAGTAACAGCAACAACTTTTCCAATAACTGTTGGTGCTGGTGGAGGCGGTGCGCCAGGCGCACCAGGTCCTGCACCAGAAACTCCAGGAACAGTTGGTAATGCTTCAACATTCTCTACAGTTTCATCTGCTGGTGGTGGTTTTGGTGCAGGTCCAGCAGCTCCAGGAGCAGGTGGTAGTGGCGGTTCAGGTGGTGGCGGTGGAGGTGGTGGTATTAGTAGAGCAGGTGGATCAGGTAACACACCTTCAGTTACTCCAGCACAAGGAAAAGATGGAGGAACATCTTCGTCTAGTCCACCAAGTGATACACAAGGTGGCGGTGGCGGAGGAGCAACTGTTGCTGGTAGTCCAGGATTAGGAGCTGCTCCTTTTAGTGGATCAGGAAATGGTGGAGCAGGAGCAACAACTTCAATAACAGGTTCACCCACAGCTTATGCTGGTGGCGGAGGAGGAGGCGTATATAGTCATCCCTCTGTTCCAGGAGCAACTGGAGGACTTGGAGGTACTGGCGGTGGAGGACCAGGAGGCAGACCTACACCTGCAGCAGGTGTAAATGGTACAGCTAACACTGGAGGAGGAGCAGGTGGTCCAAGTAGTGGGGGTTCTTTTGCAGGAGCAACTGGCGGTTCAGGAGTAGTAATAATCAGATATAGGTATCAATAATTATGACAAGTACAATTAAAGTAGATAACATACAAAAAACATCAGATGGTTCTAACATCATAAAAAAATGTGGATCAACGACTACAGTTGGATCAGGTTCTGGTCAAACGATTGTAGTTGATGGTGCAACAGTAACATTAGGTAGATGTGGTGGTGCTGTTAATCTTGCATCAGGTGCAACACAATCAGGTTTTGGAAGAACTGGTACAGTTGATTGGTGTACTACAGCAAAGACAAGTCCTTTTACAGCAGTTAGTGGTGATGGTTTCTTTGTCAATACAACTTCAGGAGCTGTTACAGTAACACTTCCTGCATCACCAAGTGCTGGAGATATAATAGCTTTAAAAGATTATGCGAACACTTGGCAAACGAACAATGTTACTTTAGCAAGAAACGGATCAAAAATTAATGGTGTTTGTCAGTGTGCAACTTTAGATGTAGAATCTACATCAATAACTTTAATTTATGTTGATGGGACTAAAGGTTGGCAAGACATTCAGGATTCAACTTCAAATGTTACTGGTGGAGCATTTTTATCAGCCACTGGTGGAACAGTAACTACAGTTTGCACAAATTTTAAAGTACATACATTTACATCAGATGGAACTTTTTGTGTAAGTTCAGGTGGTGGTCCAAAAGGTAGAGTAGATTTTCTTGTAGTAGCTGGTGGTGGTGGAGGTGGTGGTTCAAGTGGACCAGCATCTCATCTTGGTGGTGGTGGAGCAGGAGGATATAGAGAATCAAAATGTTCAACAGTTTCTGGTTGTTGGTCAGCATCTCCATTAGCAGCCGCACAATCTTTAACTTTATCTCCAGGACCATATACTATTACAGTGGGTGGTGGCGGAGCTGGTGGCACAGGAACATCAGCACCAGGTATAACAGGAGCATCAGGTAGTAATTCAGTTTTTAGCACAATAACTTCTGCAGGAGGAGGCGGTGGTGGAGCAGATTCAGGTTCCTCTGCAAGTGGAGTTCCAGGTGGATCAGGAGGTGGAGGGTCAGGTAGTGGTGGTACAGGTGGCACAGGAAATACACCTCCAGTGACTCCACCCCAAGGTAACAATGGTGGAGCATCACAGTCACCATGGGGAGGACCTTTATATTCAAGTGGCGGAGGTGGTGGAGCCGGAGCTGTTGGAGCAAATGGAACATCTAGTGGTGGTGGAGCAGGTGGTGCTGGAGTAACAAGTTCAATAAATAACACACCAACCGCAAGAGGCGGTGGAGGAGGAGGACAACAATATAATAATTCTTCAGTTCCTGGAGGATCAGGTGGTGGTGGAGCATCAGGTGGTACAAATCCTGGAACAGTTAACACAGGTGGTGGCGGTGGAGGTGGTGCAGGTCCGGCAGGATCTGCTCCAAACGCAAGAGCTGGTGGTAATGGTGGTTCAGGCATAGTTATAATAAGATACAAATTTCAATAGGATAAATTATGAGTACAATTAAAGTAAACACAATAACAAAAAGAACAGGCAGCACACTTACATTAGGTGAGTCAGGCACAACAGTAACTTTAGCTTGTGGTGCTTCACAAAGTGGATTTGGTAGAACAGGAACAGTTGATTGGTGTACGACTGCCAAGACTTCACCTTTTACTGCGGTAAGTGGCAATGGTTATTTTGTTAATACGACTAGCGGTGCGGTTACTGTAACTTTACCTGCAAGTCCTAGTGCTGGAGATATTGTAGCCATTTCAGATTATGCATCAACTTTTCAAACAAATGCTGTTACTGTTGGAAGAAATTCATCTAAAATTAATGGTGCTTGTACTAATGCTGTTTTAGAGACAGAAGGTGTAGCGGTTACATTAGTTTATGTTGATGGCACAAGAGGTTGGAAACAAATTAATGATGGAACTTTAAATGTTACAGGTGCACCAAATTATGTTGTAGCTACAGGTGGTGATACTACAATTACTAATGGAGATTTTAAAATTCATGCGTTTACATCAGACGGAACTTTATGTGTAAGCAATGCTGGAAATTCTTGTGGTTCAACAGTATTAGAATATTTAGTAGTGGCTGGTGGTGGTTCAGGTGGAGTAGGAGATGGAGGAGGAGGAGGCGCTGGTGGTTTTAGATATTTTTCAGCATTAAGTCCAGCAGGTAGTCCATTAGTTGCACCAGCAGGTATAACAGCTTCAGTTTCATCTTTTCCTATTACAGTAGGAGGAGGCGGAGCTCCAATCCCTGCTGGTCCAACTAGGGGAAATACAGGTTCAAATTCAATTTTTAGCACAATCACTTCAGCAGGTGGTGGTGGAGGCGGAGCAAATAATGCACCTAAAACATCTGTTCAAGATGGAGGTTCAGGTGGTGGTGGAACTGGAGCTTTTGGAGCAGGATGTGGAAACACACCTCCTGTTACCCCACCTCAAGGTAATAATGGAACATCAGGACCATCACAAGGTGGCGGTGGTGGTGGAGCTGGTGGAGTAGGTGGACCATCACCAGGGCTTACTGGAGGAAAAGGTGGTTTAGGTTCTTATTTACCTGATACATTTTTTGGACCAACAGCACCTAGTTATGGTACAAGTGGACCAGAGTCATCAACAAGGTATTTTGCAGGTGGAGCAGGAGGACATGGAGATTCATCAAGAGGACCAGCACCAGACGGTGGAGGTGGAGGTCAAGGAAGTACAGCACCTGGAGGAGGTCAAGCAGCTGGAACCGCAAATACTGGTGGAGGAGGAGGTGGTGGTCAACCAGCATCATCAGGAGCTGGAGGATCAGGAGTAGTTTTTATAAGATATAAGTTTCAAAATTAATGAATTTACATAAGTTAAAAAATATAATATAAGGAGAACATTATGGCACATTACGCAAAACTAGGAGCAAACAATAAAGTTATAGCAGTTCATGTTGTAGCTGATTCTGATTGTCAAAATGCTGATGGTATTGAAGACGAAGAAGTAGGCAGACAGTTTTTGGAAAGAATCCATAGCTGGCCTCTTTGGAAAAAAACATCTTACAATACAGCAGGCGGACAACACAAAAATGGCGGAACACCTTTAAGAGGTAATTACGCAGGAATAGGTATGACTTATGATGAAGATAACGATATTTTCATTGGTAAGAAACCTTATGCTAGTTGGACTTTAAATGTTGCAGAGGCAAGATGGCAATCACCAGCAGGTGATGCTCCTGCTTTAACAGCAGAACAAACTTCACAAAACGAAGCTGGAACTCACAGATGGTCATACAACTGGAATGAGTCTAGTCAATCTTGGGATATAGAAAATAGCTTAGCTTAATTTATGCAGAAGGTGGTACTGTCGGAGATTAGTTTAATTCATGGTTCTGTTGATATGCCGAAAGGTTTTGAGATAGACAGAGAAAAAATTAAAAACGATATTTTAAATTCCTACATAGACAAAGTTACAATCAACAATAATCCAAAAGCATATTCTTTTAAGGATTATGAAGTTCCTTTTTCACAACCTGTACAATGGTTGAAAGACTATTTAAGAGATCACATTAGAGTAGAACATGGATTTACTTTAGTTGAAAGATCATCACATGGAAGTGTGTTGCATCCTAAAGAACAATCATATTTAAGACATCAAATAGAACCTGTAGATTTAAGAAACTCACCTGATTACACATTAGTGTATGTTGTAGATTCTGAAAAAGATTCTTGTGAATTGATTATTGAATATGATGATAATAGAAGAAAAAATAGAACATGGCATTTACCTTTAAAAAATAATCATTTCTATATGTTTCCTGCTACACAAAAATATTTTATTACTGAAAATAAAGCTAACAAGTTAAATATTTTTTTAACTATAAATTATGAATATATCTAATTACTTTTGGTACTTTCAATCTGCAATACCACCAAGAATTTGCGATATGATTGTGCAATATGGTAAAGCAGAAAAGAACAGAGAGATTATGGCTATCACAGGAGGTTATGGTAGAGATAGAGATTTAAATAAACAACCTCTTAGCAAAGATGAAATTAAAGATTTACAAAAGAAAAGAGATTCAAATATTGTTTGGATGAACGATAGATGGATATACAAAGAAATTCAACCTTATGTGCGTCAAGCAAATCAAAATGCAGGTTGGAATTTTGATTGGGATTGGTCAGAATCTTGTCAGTTCACAATATATAAAAAAGGTCAGTATTATGATTGGCACTGTGATAGTTGGGATAAACCTTATGTAGAAGAAGGTCCAACAAAAGGCAAGATAAGAAAACTATCTGTAACAGTTAGTTTGACAGACCCAAAAGAATACAAAGGTGGAGAACTAGAATTTGATTTCAGAAACTTAGACCCTGATAAAAAACCAAATATCAGAGCTTGTACTGAAATATTACCAAAAGGTTCTTTAGTGGTATTTCCTAGCTTTGTATGGCATAGAGTTAAACCAGTAACCAAAGGAGTAAGGCATAGCTTAGTAATATGGAATCTTGGCTATCCTTTTAGATAATATGATACAAGGCGGAAGTAGTAAACCAAAAGGTCATGTAGATTTTAAGTCTGCATTTTATTTTCAAACACCAATATGGATTGCAGAAGCACCCATGTTTTTGAAAAACACAACTAAAGTAACAGATAAATATATTAAGAAAGCAGAAAAACTTTTGAAAGATAAATTAAAAAATGAACCTAAATGGAAAAAAGATATAGGTACATTTGGTCTATCAAAACATAGTGAGAGTTTTTCTAACGATCCAAAAATAAAAGACCTAGTAGAATTTATTGGTCAAAGGTCTTATGAGTTTTTAGATTGGCAAGGATTTAATTTACAAAACCATAGCTTACACTTTACAGAATTTTGGGTACAAGAGTTTAGTGAAAAAGGTGGTGGTCATCATGATACTCATGTTCATTGGAATCAGCATGTATCAGGTTTTTATTTTTTAAAGTGTAGTGAAAAAACATCTTACCCAATATTTCATGATCCAAGACCTGGTGCGGAGATGACTAAGTTATTTATGAAAGATCAATCAAAAATTACATTAGGTAGTAATCAAATACATTATAAACCAAAACCAGGAACTATGATTATATTTCCAGGTTATGTTCCACATCAGTTTGCAGTAGATGCAGGAATAGAACCATTTAGATTTATACATTGGAATATTAAAGTTGTTGAAACAGCAATATCAAAAGAAAGGAGTAACAATAATGAGCTTCCAAAAAAATAAATATTGTGTCATTAAAGAAGCTGTACCAAAAAATATAGCTACATTTGTTTACAATTATTTCTTACTTAAAAGACAAGTTGCAAGAACTTTGTTTGATGAAAGATACATTTCTAATTTTACAGAAGAATGGGGTACTTGGGCTGATCAACAAGTTCCAAATACATATTCGCATTATGCAGATATAGCTATGGAAACTTTATTGATGAGAACCTTACCTATTATGGAAAAGAAAACAGGATTAAAATTAAATCCAACTTATTCTTATGCAAGAATATATAAAACAGGAGATGTGCTGCACAGACACAAAGATAGATTTAGTTGTGAAATATCTACAACATTAAATTTAGGTGGTGATTTGTGGCCAATATATTTAGAACCTAAAAAAAATGTAGGTATTCCTGATGGTAAAAAAATTACAGTATCAAGTAACAACAAAGGGACTAGAGTCGTTTTAAAACCTGGTGATATGCTAGTCTATAGAGGTATGGAACTAGAACATTGGAGAGAGGAATTTCAAGGTAACGACTGCTGTCAAGTTTTTCTACACTATAACAACCAAAAGTCTAAAAATGCAAATCAAAACATTTATGATAGAAGAAAGCATTTAGGACTACCAGCTTGGTTTAAAAAGTGATAGAATACAGACTGGGGTAGGCAATACCACCTAACCACCTTGCCTATCCCTCTTAATTACTATGGCTAATGTATATAAAAACGCAGGGTTTAATTTAACCACAACAAACTTAACAACTGTTTATACAGTTCCTACAGATAGAACTGCTATTATAAAAAGCATACAATTAAACAATGATGATGCTTCAGCGATACAAACAGAAATATTTGTAACTGATTCTTCAGCTAGTGCTACATATAAAATTTACCATAAGGATCTAGCTGCTGATACTACAGACAATGGTGTAGTCGCACCTTTAGTTTTAGAGAGTGGGGATATAGTTAAAATACAAGTAGCCACAGCTAATAAAATAGAGGGTATGATAAGCTACTTAGAGATATTTGATGAAAAAAGTGCTTAACAATGCTATTTTATTAGTGTATTTATGGAATTAGTTAGAATACCTATCAAAGAACTTGATAATGTATGGGGTCTGATTGAAAAAGATATTAGAGATGCTTTACACTACTCAAGTCAACTTACCAATTCTGATTATGTTTTAAGAACCGCAAAAGAAGGAAAATTTCAAATTTGGGTTCTATGGGATAAGTCAAAAGCTACACCAACAGAAAAATATTTTGGAGTTGTTGTTACTGAACTTATCAAAAGACAACTAGGTAAAGTTTGCCACATATATATTATGACCGGTAAACAAAGACACAAATGGCAATACTTAGTAAGAGATATAGAAAAGTTTGCTAAGGAAGAAGAGTGTCAAATGATGGAGCTTATAGCTAGACCTGGTTGGCAAAAAATTTTAAACAATTATGGGTATCTAAGAACTCATGTTGTTTTAGAAAAGAAGATTAAACAAGAGGAGAAAAAATGAGTTTTGGCGGAGGATCATCAGGTGGTCAACAAACAACTACACAAACAGTTCAACCTTATGCAGCAGCACAACCAGCATTAAATCAAATTATTTCTGAAGCTGGTCAGTTATATGCTCAAGGTCCACAAGCAGCAGGTTATGTTGCACCTACTCAACAAACATTACAAGGTCTTGCTACTCAAGAAACAATGGCAAACGCAGCCAATCAACAATTAGCTGCAACACTTGGCGGACAATATTTAAATCCTTTTTTATCTCCACTAATACAAA